TTCCATCTTGACGCCGAACTGATCGACTTCCTTAGCCGCCTGTTCAAACACGTTTTCGCGAGTGAAGATTTCCATCACCTCAATCGCTGACTTTCCGAAGATGTCCGTAGCAATCGCGGCCCGTCGCGTCGGGTCTGGGATTAGAGCGATTTGCTTGGCGATGACCTCGAAAGACTTATCGAGGGACATGTTCTGAAATTGCTCAGCGCCGAGCTTCAGCGACTTGAGCGCACCAACGGCAGAACCTTTTCCGCCAGCGGCATCGCCGAGATTGACCGCCAAGCGACCAAGCAACTTAGTCAGCGACTCGACTTCGCCACCTGATAGCTTGATCGTGCGCTGAAGATTCTGAACGGCCGTCGTCGTGATGTCGAAGCGTGCGGCGATGTCGCCGATTTCATCGAGACGAGCGATCTCATCCGTGAACGCCGATACGACGCGGCCAGCCGTGGCGAATGCCTGCTGCGCGACCATCACCGCGCCGTTAATGTCCGCAAAGCCCTTGGTTAATCCCTGGAGCTTGGTGTGGACGCCCTTAATACCGTCATCGAATTTCTTCGTAACAGCATTGACGAAGATGTTGATTGTGCCCGCAGTCGCCATACTTCACTGCTTCGCCTTATTCGCCATTGATCGCAGGAACTTCGCCAAGTCCGCGGTGGTTTGTTGTTGCTTTCTTTGGCCTGGCATGAAGTCCTCTTCCTTCGCGCGATTCCCCTTGCCAGCGTGGATGTTCTGATGCAAGGCAAGCTGTCTCGCAGTCTGCCGCCAAGAGTTTCCAAACGGCTCCAGTTCGTAGTAAACCATCCATTCAGCAAACAACTGTTCAGGGATGCTCGCGAGAAGTTCGTCTGGGTCGCGCTCGCCTAGCTCAAGTGCGAGGCGGAAGGCGAAGCGTCGTCGGGCATCCCATCGGAGTTTTTTTCCAGTTCCTTCTGTGCGTCATCACCAAGTCCGTTCATCGCACAGAATCGGTCGTAGAGAGACTGGATCGTGCTGCTAGGAAGTTGGCCTAAGAACCCTTCCTCGCCATCGCCGAAAACGCGCGATCCGTCCGATTCGCAAAGCACTTGACTGACCAGCCATGCTCGCCAGTTGCCGCGGCGCTGAATATCTCCGCCGTGCTGCGACTTAACACCAGCAATCAGCTTGTCAAACTCGGCCGCCGACATTCTCCGCAAGAACACTTCGCCGATGCCCGGCGCGTTGAACGTTTCCAGCGTGCTCGCGCCTGCCAGCTTGGATACCTTGTCCCGAATGCTCATCCGTTCCTCTACGCCAAGGTGATGTCGCCAGTAAACTTGATGCCAACCGAGACTTGCCACACGCCTTCGACCGTCACGCCTTGGACGTCGAAGGAAGTCAGATGTCCCGTGGCAGTAATTGTGTCGAGCGTCGCAACGCCTGGAATGTCGCCAGTGATTGCGACGTTGGTTCCGAGTTTGAATTGCGAAAGCAGCGTCGGGTGATTGATGCTGCCAACGGTGTCAGGGTCCCAGTTGACAACGAACGTCGCCTCCCCGCTGTCCTGGATCGTTCCCAAGAACTCCTTTTGCGAGGAACCCATATGCGTGGTTTCCACGGTCCCGAACGTCATCGACGGGCCGCTCCACGACACGACCTGGCCGATCGTCGTGCTGGCGATGGTGAGAACAAATCCTTTGCCGATGAAATAGGCCATGCTTTCGCCTTATGAATATGTCGGAATGTTCTCGACAATGGAAAATTGAAACTGCATCACGCGATGAAAGACCATCGCTTGCGAAGCATCACGAGGCGATTCATCGAACTCGTTGTCTAGCGGAAGCGTCACGCCGCGAACGGTCGTACTTCCCATCGTCCCACTGAATCCTTGCAACACGCTTCGCACGGCCTCGCCTAGCGAACCGCGATCCGATTCCTTCCGGCACCACAAGTGGACTTCCACTTCTGGCTCCGCGTACCCAGCGCCTCCGCCTAAGTCGTGCGCGTGTGCAAACTCCGGAATGTCGATCGTGATGTAAGGAAACGGCGTGGCTTGCTTCGTCCAACCTTGCCGAATCCTGGCTTGGTCCGTGCTCACGATGTCCGTGATCGCGGTCTTGCTTGCCAGGTACGCGATCAGGTCGTCTTTAAGAGCCACGCGCCGCCTCTTGCATAATCCCCGCGAGAATCTTGTTGCGAACCGACGAAATCACTCTCGGTCGAACTCGCCTCAACGCCGGTCGCATGTACGGGATCGGTTGATGATCCAAGCCGCCATACTCCAGCGCCGCCGGGTAGTAGCCTTTTTCTCCAGCCGGAATGCCGAGTTCTTCTCGCGTTCCCGTCATCACCTTGTAGTTGATCGATCCTCGCCGCCGACCTTTGACAGCTCGCACCTTGATCGTCTTGCGAAGGTGCTGGCCGCCTTTCAGTTGATGCCCGTCCGCGTCCACCGGCACCAGCTTCTTGACTTCCTCGGCGACGATCTTCGTGCCGTCTCGCGCCGCCGGACGCACCACCTTGCCTTGAACCTTCGTCGGCAATGACGACAGCTTCCTTAGCAGCGGGTCGAGTCCGGTTACTTCGATTGCTTTAGGCACTTGCTGGCCCCGCGTCTGTCGGTGCTTCCGTCCACTCGCGTACCGTCGCCTCCTGGTAAGTCCCCGAGCTATCCGGGTCGTCTGCCAGGCGGTCGATGTTGAAAAACCTGTCTTTGTTTCGTCGTCGGTCGAAGTAGTAGTAGCGGTGTTCTGGCTTCAACCACGCGATGAATCGATGTCGAATCGTGTGGTCGGACTGCGATTGCACCTGCTGTGCCTGGAACAGTTCGCGCCCACTCAATGGCTCGATGCTGGCCCAGATTTCTTTCACCGCCTGGTAGTAACCGTTGTCTCGCCCGTTCGTCGCGTTCGGGATGTACTCTTGGATCGTGACTCTCTTGGTCAGCTTGCCTGCGCCGCGTTTAAGGTGGCTCATGTTCGGCTGCCCGCGTACCCGCCCCAACGTTCCGTAATTGCCAGCGACTCAAAGCCCGGCACCGCAGCGATGGTTGCCCCCGTCACGGTCGGCTCACGCTTGTCGTTCAACTCCGCCGCCAGCAACAGCAATGCCGCCTTGACGTTGAAAGGCACGTCCGCCGGAGTTGCGTATCCGGCAACAAACGTGACCGTCACCGCGTTCATGTCCAGCCGCGTTGCGGGCCAGCTAAGTCCGTAAGCTGGGCGAATCCTGGCTGGCGTGCTGTACACGTCCGCCGTGTAGTTCGCTCCCGCTAGCGTCTGCGTCGCTCCGTCAGTGTCGATGTACTGAATGCTGGTGATGGAAGTCACGTGCGCGATTCGCAGTTCGATCTCGCCTAGACGGCAATCGATTGGAAAACTGTCCAGACGAAGCACGCATGTTTGCGGGACCAATGCGGTCGCGTACTCTTCCTCCATCCCTCTCCGCGCCGCCATCAAGTAGCCGAGCAACGCAATGTCTTCGTCGTCCGTGTCGCTCTTGATGTGATTGCGGAATTCGTCAACCGTCACCGGCTCGGGAGTACCGGAGGCTACTGTCCGAGTCAGTGACGGCATGGCTTAACCAAAGCTGAAAAACGAAACCGAAATACTCGGCGTTGCCGCCGCGTCGTCTTCGATGAACTTGATGGCGTCGAATGGCCCCGCAAACGACATGGTCGCGCCAGAGGCAATCAACATTCCAACGTCAACCGTTGGGTCGGTTCCATCAGCACGCCACCGCACCGCACCGCCTTCCGCGCAAATCACGCAGAAGTCCGTGCCCGAAGGCACGGTAGGCAGCGCGATTGCGGCGGAAAGATCGGTTCGTGTGCCGAAGCCGATACACTTCTGAGCCATTACGGGTCCACCGTGTATTCGATTTCGACGTATGCCTGACCGACCGCAGTGGCCGCAACGCCGGTATGGCGCACGAACACCGAGCCGGACGAAATGCGATTCGCGCCAGCCACCAGAGTCAATTCCGTGGTGGTGCCAACCGCTTTGGAGTTTCCGTAAGCGGTCGCGGCGACAATCTCCGCACCGCCGACCGCCGTTCCGATCTTGGCGTTACCCGCCGCGACCGTTCCGGAAGTCACGTCCACGTAGACGATCCGCGCCGCAAGAATCGTGATCGGCACGCTCGTTGACAGCAGCACGTCGTCAATCGTCGTGCCGCTGCCGTTGTCCAGGTTGAACCAGACCGAACGCGCTCGCTGAATCTTGGTTTGCGGTGTGTTGTAATTCGCAGGCACTGCTTGCCCTCCTTTGTGTTCAGTTGGTCAAGCGGCCTTACGCGGTGCCTTCGGCGGGACCAGCGAACGACTCGACATTCACATTCGAGCCATGCGCTGCCGTGGGAACCTTCGACGCGCGGTACTGGATGTAGGTCGCGCTCGCCACCGTCGCGTTCTGCGTGGCGCGATCGACGTACAGTCGCACGTATCGCTCGGTCGGCTTGTAAACGTCGATGACGAACGTTTGCTCGTCGTCGTCGTCGGCAACCGTCTGGGAGGTGCCTTCCAAGTCGGCATCCGATCCCATCGCACTGTCGGAATCTTGCTGGGCCTTGATGCTCGTCACGGCGTTGGCGACGATCGCACCAAACGTGACCACCATCAACACGCCGTCGTATCCGGACATATCGAGCGTGACGCCTTCAATGTCCGTGGTCCCGGCCGCACCGTTCGTCACGGTGATGGCCTGGGTGATCTTCACTTCCTTCGAGAGTTGCACGGCTTATCTCCTGTGCGTTGGTTTCAGTCCGATGACTAGGCGAGCTTCACGCGAGCAAACGCCTCTTCGAGCACAGGAGCGCCATCGCACTCCAGGCGGCCGATGAAGCCGACTTGGTTCGTCGCGGCGTACAGTTCGTCGAGACGTTGGATTTCCATGCGGAGCGAGTCCGCGATGTAGTACCAAGTGAGGTCGCCGATGATCCCGACGTAGAGTCCGGTCGTGAACGTGCTCGGCGCGAACTCGCTCGTCAGGTA